AAGTAAACCTTGGTGAAGTACTTGGCGCGTTGACGCCGACGATACCGTTGACGCCGACGACACCGTTGACGCCGACGACACCGTTGACGCCGACGACACCGCCTTCCGTCACGGATGAGATAGTTGTTACCGGAACAAGGCCGACAGAAGTAAACCTTGGCGGAGTACTTGGTGGGCTAACGCCGACGCTGGTGCCAACCAATATAACCCCAGTCCTGAATGACAATCCACCTACTCCTGAAAAGGATGGCGTTCTCGGCACGGGCTTAACCCTAGCCCAACTTCTGTCGATTGGTGGTATAGGGGCCGATCTCCTAAAAAGCCTTCTTGGTGGTGGCGGTGGTGCAGGTGCGGGAGTGCCATATGTCTCCCCATTTGGACCGGGCGTAGGTATAGGCGCAGGCCGAGATATGCGCGCTAATCCAAACATCACGGATTATGAGCGGTATGGTTTTGGTCCGGAAGCTATGTTCTTCCAGCCGGGATACGGGCTTCTTAATTCTGCGGCTCCGGCTCCTGCTTTGCCCCAAGCACAACCCATAATGGCGACCAACCCTAGATATGAGCCGTTAATCTGATGGACCCTATAACAAAAGCTAACCACGCAAAGCGTCTTCTTGAGGATGATATTCTCAAGGAGGCATTTGCCGAAGTGGAAAAAGATATTTTTGAAGAGTGGCGTATGTCGGCCCCGACTGACTATGGCTCCCGCTCGGACATGTTTCACACGCTCAAAGGACTTGAGCGGTTGAAAGCCCGCCTACAGGCAATCCTTGACGACGGCTTAGTCGCCAAATCGAGGAGTTAACATTTAATAAAGAAGGTGCTATATGACGGAACAAGTCGGCAACCCCAGTGGTGGGATCGGCCTCCACGAAGCAACACTAGCCATCGACCAACTGCTTGGCCCTGATGAGGACACCCAAGACGAGGCCGAGGCGCAAGAGCCTGAAGAGGCTCAAGGCTATGAGGAAGAACCTGAAGCCGAGGAATACTCGGAAGAAGAGGAAGCCGAAGAGTCTGACCCGGATGAAGAGTACGACAACGAAGAGGTTATCGAACAGGAACTTCCTGATGATCTAACTATCAAGGTTAAACTTGACGGTGAAGAAACGGAAGTCACCCTTGACGAACTTCGGAAAGGTTATTCTCGTTATTCGGATTACACACGGAAAACTCAGGCGTTAGCCGAAGAACGCAAGTCGTTCTATGGCGAAGCCGAAGCGATCCGTATGGAACGCGCTCAATACGCGGAACTGCTCCCGGCGCTTAAAGCGCAACTTGAGGTGCAGTCCGAGGCTGAGCCTGATTGGGACAATCTTTATAACGAAGACCCCATTGAGGCGGCGCGGTTGGAACGGCATTGGAATAAGTCTCGTCAGGAACGAGCCGCTAAACTTCAGGCTATTAATACTGAACAGCAGCGGATTGCTCAAGAGATGACCAAAGAGCAACAGCGGGCCTTGGCTGACATTGTGCAGTCAGAGCGCGCCAAACTCACGGAAGTCATTCCTGAATGGAAAGACGAAAGTACAATGCAAAGCGAAGCTAAGGAACTTCGTGAATGGGCTATAAACAACGGGTTTAGCGAACGCGACCTGAGTGCACTTGTTCAAGCCAGTCACGTCTCAATCCTGCGCAAAGCGATGATGTTTGATAAGGGTTCGAAGAAAGTGGAAAAAGCGAAAGCACAGCCAAAGAAGGTTGCGCGGATCGTCCGCCCCGGTTCTTCAGGTACTCAAGTCAACACACGTTCCTCCGATGTAAAGAAAGCGTCCCAGCGCCTTGCGCGTACAGGCCGTGTCGCAGATGCAGCGGCCCTGTTGGATAAACTCATTTAATAAGGATGTGAACTAATGGCTATTGTAGCAAATACATTTACCCGGTACTCAGCTATCGGTATTCGTGAAGACCTGTCGAACGTTATCTATAACATCTCGCCAGAAGAAACTCCGTTCATCTCGAACATTGGCCGCGAGAGCGTCAAGAACACCTACTTCGAATGGCAGACCGACGTTTTGGCCGCTGCCTCGGCTTCTAACGCCGCACTCGAAGGTGACGACATTTCTTCGTTCACTGCTGTTAACCCAACCTCACGCGTTGGTAACTACACGCAGATCAGCACGAAGAACGTCGTAATCTCCGGTACGCTTGAAGCAGTCGATAAGGCTGGTCGTCGTAACGAAATGACCTATCAGCTTGCAAAGCTGGGTTCGGAACTGAAGCGCGACATGGAAAGCGCATTGCTTGCCAACCAAGCTTCGGTTGCTGGTAACACCACAACTGCACGTCGTACTGCTGGTCTGCCTGCATGGTTGACCTCCAACACCTCGTTCGGTTCAGGCGGTGCTAACCCAACTGTTGGCTCGACCCCAACTGCTGCTCGTACCGACGGTACGCAGCGTGCGTTCACGGAAGCTCTGTTGAAGGGTGTTATCCAGAGCGTCTGGACTTCGGGTGGTACGCCTAAGATGTTGATGGTTGGTCCGTTCAACAAGACGGCCGCTTCTGCTTTCACCGGTATCGCAACTCGCTTCCGCGACGTTCCTGCTGGTCAGCAGGCACAGATCATCGGCGCAGCCGACGTTTATGTGTCCGACTTTGGTACAGTCAACATCGTTCCTAACCGCTTCCAGCGTGACCGTGATGCGTTCGTAGTCGATCCTGATTACGCATCGTTGGCGGTTCTTCGTCCAATCCAGAAGATGGACTTGGCGAAAACTGGTGACGCCGAGAAGGCTCTGCTCCTCGTCGAGTACGGTCTGAAGGTAAACAACCAAGCGGCCCACGGTATCGTAGCCGACTTGACCACTTCGTAAGAAGGTCTAATTGGGTGAGGGGGCATAACGCCCCCTCATCTAACTATTGAGGGTTTTATGACTAAACGCCTTATTAACGACGATGCTTTCACAGGCGTCAAAACATTTTACGATTACGATGCCGAAAAGGACGAAGCGATCATCTCGAAAGAGCAGGACGTTTCGGCAATCATCGAGCAGAACAAGCGCGAGTTCAACGCCGCGCCGGAACGCTGGGGTGAGTGGACAAAGGTTGGCAGCATCCCCATTTCAGTGTATTACGAACTTGAGCGCCAAGGTATTACACAAGACCAAGAGGCGATGAAGAAGTGGTTGAACGACCCAGATAATCGTTACTTCCGCACAAGGCCGGGGACTGTCTAATGGCGATTACGACGTATTCAGAGTTGAAGACCGCAGTCGCCGATTGGCTCAATCGGTCTGATCTCACTTCGGCTATTCCTAATTTTATTATGATGGCCGAGGCGCAGATGAACCGCCAAGTGCGCCATCGCAAGATGGTGACGCGGGCGACGGCTACTCTTGATACGTCGTACTTTGCTGTCCCTTCGGATTGGAAAGAAACAATCCGCTTTCAGTTGAACACAAACCCAGTCACGCCGCTTGTATTTGTGACGCCAGAACAACTTCTCGAAGATAGCCAGATGTATAGTTCGGCAAACCAGCCGATGTTCTACACGACTATCGGCCAGCAATTCGAAGTTCTCCCCCAGCCGGACGGAAGCTACGAAGCAGAACTTCTCTACTACGCCAAGATACCGTCGCTAAGCGACGCAGCGCCGACTAACTGGCTGCTTACTGAAAGCCCGGACATCTACCTTTATGCGACGCTGATCCAGTCCGCGCCGTATCTAAAGGAAGATGAACGTACCGCGATTTGGACTTCGTTGTACGAAAAGCTGGTAGAAGATATGCGCGTTGCAGATGAGCGGGCGCGCATTGGTTCGTCTAAACTTAAAGCACGGATAAGGACTTTCGGATGAGTTTTTCTAATTACCTTGAGAACAAAGTTCTCCTTCATGTATTTGGCGCAACAGCATACACGGCTCCGGCCACGCTTTACGTCGGCTTGTTCACATCTAACCCCGGTGAAGGCGGTGGCGGAACGGAAGTTTCTGGCGGCTCTTACGCTCGTCAGACAGCGGCCTTCACGGTTGCGGCCAATCTTGCGTCCAACACGGCTGCTGTAGAGTTCCCGACTGCCTCGGCATCGTGGGGGACAATTACCTACGCAGCTATCTTTGATGCGTCCACTGGTGGTAATATGCTGGCTTATGGCGGTTTGACAACTTCCAAGACGATTGACAGCGGCGATGTGTTCCGCATTCCTGCTGGCGATTACGACATTACGCTGGACTAATAGATGTCGGGTTACGGCAGCGGCCTATTTGGGATTGGCTCCTACGGTATCGACCCACTTGAGGGATCGGTATCTGTAACTGCGTCATCCACAATTACGGCTGCTGCGGTAACCATCAAGGAAGCGGCTGTTGAGAGCAACGCGTTCTCATCCGTCAGCGTATCGGCCGGGGAGCGCACGAACGCCGCGGTAGAGGCTAACGCGGTATCAACTACCACAGTTGCTGCGGTTCGCGTTGTAACCGCATCAGCGTCCGTTTCTGCGGTATCTTCCGTAACCGCTGCGGGCGGCACTTCCGTCACTGGGGTGGTATCGGCAACGGCTACGTCCGCAATTTCTGTAGATGCAAAAATTACGGCTTCGGGTGCGGCAACGTCAAGCGCAGTAGCTTTAGTAGCGGTGAATGCTGGGTATGTGCGGCTTGGTAGTGTGGCTGTAAGCGGTGTTTCTAGCGTTACAATAACGGCTGTTAAGAAATGGGAGCCACAACCAATTACACCAGAGACATGGACACCAATTTCTGCTACAGAAGAAAACTGGACAGTTTTAGGTTTCCCAGAATATCTGGAAGCAGCGTGAGGTAAAAGATGCCTGATACAACAACAACTAACTTAGGGCTTACGAAACCGGAAGTAGGCGCATCCGCCGACACTTGGGGAACGAAGCTCAATACAGACCTTGATACGCTTGATGCGTTGTTTGCCGCTAACGGCACGGGGACCAGCGTTGGCGTTAACGTAGGCGCTGGCAAGACGATTGCTGTTGCCGGAACGCTGAACGTAACAAGCGCGACGGTCACCGGTTTTTCGGTAAGCAAACTCAACGCAACTGGAACGCCGAGCAGCACGACATTCCTCCGTGGTGATAATACTTGGGCGAGCATTGCGGTTCCCACAGGCGATATCGTCGGGACAACCGACACACAGACGCTGACGAATAAGACGATTGCTTTTGCGTCGAATACCTTAACCGGCGTTGCGCCTCTCGCGTCCCCAACATTTACAGGTACGGCCACCTTTGCGACAACAGACGCGCTTGGCCCTGTGCGCGGCAACATTGTTGCTGTAGCCGCCCTAGACATTGACTGCTCAGCGGGTAACTTCTTTACCAAGACCATCAGCGCGAACAGCACCTTCACGTTTAGCAACGCACCGGCCACTCGCGCTTTTGCTTTTACGCTTGAATTAACACAGACCAGCGGCACTGTGACATGGCCAGCTAGTGTTAAATGGCCCGGCGATACCGCGCCAACATTGACCACTGGTAAGACCCATCTATTCACCTTCGTCACTGATGACGGCGGCACTCGCTGGCGCGGTGTAGCTCAGACGAACTACGTTACCTGATATGGATAACGTATCTCGCGCATTGTTGATGGTTAGTGGCGGTCCAAGTGGGCCAGCGCAGGGGCAACAGGCTTACACCACGGCTGGAACCTATACATGGATCGCTCCCGCAGGTGTTACAAGCGTTTGCGTTGTGTGTGTCAGCGGCGGTGGTGGTGGCGGCACCAGCCCAGCGGAGGGCGGGGGTCTTGGTTGGAAGAACAACATAGCGGTTACAGCAGGTTCTAGCTATACAGTGCAAGTCGGCGCTGGAGCCCCCTCGCAAGGTATTGGTTCACCGGCGGCTGGTGGTAGTAGCTTCTTTATTAGCCTAGCAACAGTTTCTGGTAGGTATGGCAGCTTTACTGGCGACGGCGGTGGTATAGGCGGCTCTGCTCCCGGAGGCGCAGGTGGAGCAGGTGGTTATACTGGAAGTGGGGGAATTGGTGCTGGCAAAGGAGACGGCACAGTTGGCGCTGGGTCTGGGGCAGGTGGAGGCGGCGGTGGCGGCGGCGGTGGGTATTATACTCAGGATTACCCCGGCGGCTTTTACGTTGAAACTTATTCGGGGTCTGACGGCGGCGGCGGCGTTGGAATACTTGGGCAAGGTGCGAATGGCATTGCCGGCGGCGGTGGTGGGTCTGGCGGCGGCGGTGGCGCTGGTAACAGCGGGTATAGCGGCGGCGGCGGTGGCGGCGGTGCCTATGGTGGCGGCGGCGGTCAGGGCGGCTATATTTACTACGAAGAAACAGGAGAGCAATTTTATTCTCCGGGGGCTGGCGGTGGCTCCGGCGCGGTCCGCATAATCTGGGGCACTGGCCGCTCATTTCCATCAACTAACACAGGGAACGTCTAATGTTTCTCATTGCACTCGAAAACGATCAGCCAACAGGCAACCCCATCACTCTCGATAACTTTAAGTTGCTGAATGCTGGTATGTCGTTGCCGTTCCCGCTTTTGCCGGAACACATCGAGCCACACGGCTATGGCATCTACGATTTCTCCATGCCACCAGAACACGGTGTGTTTGAGAAGCTGGAAGAAGTCGCTCCGGTTAAGTCGCCCGACAACGGCGTCTATTACCAGACGCGGATTGTCGTTCCAATGAACGAGGAAGAAATTGCTGCTCGCACAGAGCAAGAGTGGGCCGCTGTTCGCGGCGACCGCAAC